GTACGGGGCAAGCGATTCCTCAAAGTTAATAAAGTTCTTGGAGCAGTCATCCCGGTAGGTGCGAACCACGACGAATAGCAGTTTGGTATCCGGCTCATAACGGGCAGTAAGTGCTCCACGGGGTTCGCGGATGGGGCTTTGCTCTAGCCCAGTGCGCTTGTCATTCTTACCATTGATAACAAGAATCTCATGGAAGTGCCGTTGTAGGAAGCCACCGATGTAGTCGTCTGCGTCAAACATGTACTCTTTGTTGCGCTTGCGGGTATCCCCAATCAGTTGCACGCCAAAGTTAAACACGGGCTTAATAGGAATGTCGTGTATTCCAAGCGTCTTAGCAATTGACCCACCCGCGATAGCCAGTGAAGTCATAGCCGCCCAAAACCGTTCCGAGTTCTTAGTCTTTGCTGCCTCGTCAATCCGCTCCTGTACCCGGATCAATTGCTCCTTAACTGTGGGTAGTTGGTTCAGGATTGCCCGACTGTATATATCAACGGCGTGCCCATAGTTATCCATGAGCCTGCCAAAGTGGTTGCGTGCCCATGCTGGGTCATCATACGGATCGGGTTTTATGTTGATCTCCAGCACACGCATCAATTCGCCATCTGGAAAACTCTTAATGGATAGCAGTGAATCGGGTACGGACCGGTTAGATGAAGTGATTAACCCCGTTGCCCACTTGGTATGGTTGAGGCGTTCGGCGTTGTCGTGCTGTCTTAGTCGGTGCTTACCCCGTCCCGAGGTCACGTCATAAATCTGTTGTGACATTTGATCCGGCGGCATATTGGTGATCTCGTCCATTGTGAGCGCAAAGTTCTGCATCGTGCCCATGCGTTGCATACGAGCGTTGTAGGTATCTTTGGGAGATAGCAGTAATTCTTTGGGTCTACCGTAGATACTGTTGATGGCTTGCAGGATGGTGGTCTTACCCGATCCGGACTCACGGCTCATGAGGTTTAGGAGGAACCCATCAAGCGAGGTGAAACGAAGGAGCATGCACCCAAATCCCATGAAGAACGCAAACGCACGGTCCTCCATACCCTCACGTCCGTAGGCGTTGATAACATCTTTCCATACATGGAAGTCGCCCTTGGCTTGGAACAAAGGTATTAGTGGTAAGGTGGGGCCGGATGGTGGGCTATATACCGTCTCAGTGGCGCGTATTTCTCTGTCGCCTACGATGATGCCCGACTCATCTTCAATCCATCCGAACTGTTTGTGGGCTTTCTCCGCTTGTGATGTCATCTGCAATTCCTCAATCCATTTTGTTACATACATCATTAAGGTGTCCTGTTGTTTTGTTAGTACGGCTACCCCCTGCGAGGCAATCGTGTCCCTAAATTTTTCTTTTGACAGCGCATGTGCTAACGGCATGATGAATTCCCGCACACCATCTTTGGGCAGGTGTAGGCGCAGTAGCATGGTTTCCCCCAAGTCAGGGTCAATCATTCGCTTCACAACATAAAAGTCATACGGATAAACAAGTTCGTCTTTATCGTTATCGTCCCGGTCCTTGGTATGCACGAAGATGCCACCGGACTTACCCCTGAAGAAAGGCCACGGGAACTTGGGGATGTTGTAAGTCTTTAATTCCTTGGTCTGCGGCACTACGTCCAAGACCACACTTTCCTCTTCCGTAGCCTCAACGATCTCTTTACCCAACTGAATTGGAGATGTGATTTTGTGCGTACAGCCTTCGCATCCAGACGGGTTTAGTTTCTTAAACGTCTCGCAGGTATACGGACCTTTTGTTTGATTGGCTTTGTCCTCAGTATCTTGAGGGTGGTATGCAGGGTGCTGTTTAGAGATAACATGCACGGCCTTATCTCGGTCTACGCAGACTTGGGCAATACTCAATCCCGCACGCCATAGCGGCTCTTCAATAGACTTTTGGTTCTCGTAAATGTTAAGGATCTGATTACAGCCAGTACCCTCGGCGCTTTTGACTAGGATGGTTTTAAACCGGGACTGGCTACTACCCATGAGCGCCAAGGTAAGCGCATCCATCGGGCGTTTGAATTCGGCCTTCTGCAAATCCTTCAGGATTCCCTCAGTAGGCTCAAGTATCTCTTTGATCTTCTCGTTGGTAAGTACGGGCGCTAGGTAAAGCACCTCGACCGGAATCGGGTTTGTTGGGTCTTTAATGTGGTTAGACTCGACGGTGCGCAACACTCGAGCGGCATCAGCAGGTACGGCATAGTCGATATCAAAGTTATGCTCGGTACATAATTCTTTCAGACGTTCGGCGTGCGGCTTCCACTCGGTACGCTCCATCGGGGTTTCAAATACCCAGTACAGATGCGCCCCGCGTCCGGAACGGACAATCGTTGGACGGGGTAGTTTGACCGCAACACAAAACTTCTTAAGAGCAATCAGCCCATCTTCCAAAGTTGGGTAGGGTTTTCCTTCTCCGCAATCTAAATCAATGAAGAAAGACTTCAGGGCCAGTGCGTTTGTTGCGTACCGCCCGTTATCAGCAGGCCCGTACTTAGCCATACCATTGAACCCGTTAAACCCATTACCTTGCAGTGCATCAACCTGATCGCTCAATTCGTCAAAGGAAGTGGCAAAATTCTGACGGACTAATTTCTTCCCGTTCTGATCTTCCTTGTTCCCCCAACTGCAATAGTTCTCGCCTTCTTCGAGGGGCGGTAAAACTAGAGCAAAAAACTCTTTCCTTGAAAGCATAGCCGTCCTTAACGCACCGTTCTAATAGGAGAGGATGGGCAGGGGTGCGACGGCGTACACCCTTTTCGATTGCGCAATCTAGCCCCCTCGAAACTGACTTATTTCAACTTTTCAATTAACTTCCGCATTTTGGCTTCGTGCTTTGGTGACACCACCGCTTCCCCTTTGAACCACGAGTAAACGGCTACCCTACTTACCTCGAAGAACTCAGCAATGTCTTTAACCGGAATATCCAGTTCAACACACCGTCTGCCAAGTTGTACTCCGAGGAAGCGAGAGTCAGCGTTACGAATCTCCTCTGCGGTCAGCAGTGAATATCCTTTAGGCATCGTTATTCGTCGTCCCATTCGTTAAGGATTTTGGACAAGTCTTTCTTTTCGGCGGGGGCCTCCTCCTTCTTAGCACTACGCTTGACTGGCTCCTCAACCTCTTCGACCTCAACGACTTCTGCCTTAGCGGGTTTAGCCGCTTCTAGTTTGGGGGCTTGTGGCTCCTTCACATTGTCCGCTTGAGAAACCGTCATGGTAATGGCACGCTGTGCGGCATCCGACTTACCTTGATCAATCACCATGTTGTGCTCGTCAGGGTTCAAAACTTTAATCGGTTTGAACGTCAGTTTGGGTGTAGCACTGCTCGTGTCAAAACGCATCTCAGTAACAACAGCCGTGATAGGCACGCCCTTACTACCAATCATCTTGGCGTAAGTTTGCAAAGGCCACTTCCCGGGTTCTCCAGCACCGAAGATAGATGCGGCAGGTAGGGTCAACTGGAACACATCACCTTGCAAGTCATTTGCCAACACAACTGCAAGACGCTGGCTGAAACGGCAAGCACGGGAATCACCTTGACCTGAACCCTTTGCGTTTTGTGGGCAGTCAAGGCAACGCTTAGATTGTGGTGCGGTTGCTGTAGGATCAGGCACTTCACCGTCAGCAGACCAACAATCCGGTGCAGTTACATCTCCACCTTCGGTGTACGACTTAGCGTACCAAGTGCGGGATACTTTGGGTGAAGCCGCTACGATTACTACATTCATAGCGCGGTCTTCGTTTTTGGCAATCTCTTTACCGTTAACCATCATGCGCCACACACCACCCTTGATGGAGATACGTTTGATACCGCCGCCACCGCTACCACCCATAAGGGCTTTAGTAGTGGAGTCTAACTCTAGTTCTTTCAAATACGATGGCAGGCCACCGTCAAGCACAGCAAGATCGTTACTCATTTAACACTCCTATCTTTTGGTTATTACTATGGTTTGATTTGCATCCGCGTTCAGCCCCGGCGGGTGCAAGTCGGGGTTTTCTTCAAGAAACTGATCCATGTTTGCGTTGTTGATACGTTGTTGCATTAACGCAAACGCATCGTGCTCCTTGATGAAGTTAAAAAAAGATTCCCAATCGTTAGTCCAGTAACGCCTAGAAATTCTTCGGGATATTGTTCCATGCTCAGTACGGATCGTAGCCGCACCTTGTTCTTTGCAGATCTCTAACAGAGCAGAAGAAACTTCGGCTAACTGCTCCTCTAGTTCTTTGTCTTGCTTCGCTAGTTCTCTACGCTTCTCACGAATTTTAACGTAAATTTTAGTGAGCCTTTCGGCATTTACTTCATTTGTCATTTGCACTCTTCCTTTTAGTTTTTTTAAATACTAATCCCACTACTTTACTTTGTCAAGTATCTTCCACAATATTTTTATAAAGATCAATTAACCGAGTATGTATATCAACTTTTTCTGACAACATTTTATAGATACGCTTTTCAACGGGGCTGCCTTGGATATGTACAACGGTACATGGGTTGCGTTGCCCTGCACGATGCACGCGGGCGTTAGCCTGCAAGTAAGTCTCAATAGATGTTATAGGCCCCCACCAAACCACGACGTTGGCGGCATGTAGTGTGACACCGTGTGCGGCGGCTTGAGGCTGTATGACAAGCACATGAGGGTTTTCCTCAGTTTGAAATTTCGCAAATATTTCTGTACGTTTCGTGGCGCTAATGCCCCCGTGGATTACTTCGCAACTAATTGACTTGGCTTTTAG